GGCGGGTATCGCGGCAATGGCGCATAGGGTCGCGCTGTCGGCTTCGCCGGTAGGAGGCAGGCCCTTGTCGCTCTGGAATGCCCTAACTGCCGCAACGGTAGGCACACCATAGAATCCGTCATCATCGCCGCAGCCATAGCCTATGGCCGATAGCCGGAATTGCAGATCGCTTACCTCGCTGCCTTTGGAGGCATAAGCAAGTATTTTTTTCTCCATCATACGCTATCCAATACCTCCCACGTATTTGGGCCTACTATGCCGTCGGCCTTGAGCCGATGCCGGCGCTGGAAGGCCTTTACTGCATATCGGGTGCGGCTGCCGAATTTACCGTCTGCCGTACCGCAGATATGCCCCAGCTCGTTCAACTTACTTTGGAGCTCCTTCACATCATCGCCCACCATGCCCTTGCGGAGCGTGCGGCGTATGTAGGTATCATTACCGTCCTTTTCCTCCTGCGTTGGGGCGGTGAGGGCTATGACGTCACCAACCCGGAACACATCGTCCCACGGGATATAGCATTCGCCCTTTATGCCCCATGAGCTGCCCCAGGAGTTCTGGACACAGGCGTACTCGTGATCTCCAACTATATCCCAGCCGAAGATCCGCATCTCATGGTAGCCTTTTTCGGGAGAGGTGCAGCGGTAAATTCCCCTGCTGTCGGTTCGCCACTGGGATATGGCGAAACAGGCTACGATATATAGGCCGTTATATAGGGCCTGTTTTACGGCCTCTTTGGAGTATACCCGTCCCCAAGTCAAGCCCTTATAGGGCTTGGCGTGGCGCTCAAGCTCCTGCCTATTCTGGCGGTAGTAGGCTATGACGGCTGGCACCTCACGTTCGCCGGGATCATACTTGAGAGGGGCTATGCCGTATTTGCAAAGGCCATTTGCTGCCTCGTTGGGATACATCCCCTCCCGGCTGTGGGAACGGTATCCGCCGTATCCCATATCTACCCCAAATTCCGTTTTGAATATGCTCCACATACACGAGCGCATGGACTGCATGACACAGTTTCCGGCCTCCTGATGGTAATTGGTAGGGATTGATTGCCGGTAGCGGAGGGGGAGAGTAACGGGCTGACGGACGCACACGGCATAGTCGCGGTCGTCGATTACTGAGGGGATCGCGGAACAGATATAATCGCCCATGGGTTTCACCTCCTTGAAATGAAATTAGTTATGCTTCCTGTTCTTGAATACCAGCGCAGCGCAGACAAGCAAAAGTATGCTCGAGCCGAGGGCGGAAGGGCCGCCCGTCTTGGGAAGCTGCTTGACGATGGTAGTGGTGTTCGTGGTGGTACTGGTCTGCGCTACGCTAAATTTGTATGTAGCGGCAGTGGAGCGGTCAAACTGTATGGCGTTGTAAAGCTCCTCGGCGGTGTTTGCATTATCGAAGGAGTGATCCCGTATTTCCACAGTTAGGGATGCGGGCTGGCGGGTTATAACGCCTGACAGGTAATATTCGCCGCTTCGTAGGTCTATTTGGGGTTCGAACATTGTTAATCCGTCCGTCCGGAGCTTTACGGTCAGATTTGAGGTGTCCGTAAACCGGGGGATAGATACGGTCACCCGCACCGTAAAAAGCTCGTTGACGGAGTAGTTTTTAGGACCTATCACGGCTCCCGTCTGGTAGTCGATTGCGGTTATACCAACCGCGATAGGGTTTGCCGCAAAAGCCCCGCTCGCAAGGAGCAGAAGGCTTAGGGCGAGGAAAAGTGCAGTCGTCTTTTTCATGTTACTGATTCCTTTCTTAAAATTTTGTTGTATGAAAAAAGGGCCTTGCGGCCCTTTATTCCGTTAATCTGCCTGCTCTTAATGCGAGTGAGCCGGCGCATTTTTTGCATGAAAAAAGGAGCCGTTAAGCTCCTTAAAATCGGATCAGTGGCAGGGCGGTGTCCCCTGCATCTCAGGTACGCTTTCGCGTGTGTCGGGAACCATTTCCGACCTCACTGACTGCGATTGGCTATTCTTGCAAGTTCCAGTTCTATCAGCATTATGTCGATATCTGACAAGTGTCCTATAAAGTCCTGAACATCGTCAGGTTTTGACACTCCCCACGGCTAAAGCCGGGGGATTCTCGGTTCGCTGACCGTAGCCTGCATCTGCGAGGTCTTACATGGTCTCCCCGAGCGTATAGGTTCGGGCGTGTCCCGCCCTACCGTATGTATTAGCTACGCCAGCAGGCGCAAGCCCTCATGCAAAATGTTCTTCGCGGCGTTTATATCCCTATCGTGCTGTGCGCCGCACTCCGGGCAAGTCCAGCCGCGCACGGATAGGTCTTTCGTGCCTGACCACTGTGCGCCGCAGCAGGAGCAGATTTGGCTGGAGGGGTAGAAGCGGCCTATCGCGACCACGGTTTTCCCATACCATTCCGCCTTGTACTGCAACTGTCTGCGGAACTCGCCCCACCCGGCGTCGGAGATGGCCTTCGCCAAACGGTGGTTTCGTACCATGTTCTTCGGAGCTAAGTCCTCAATGCAGATGACGTCGTTTTCACGGATAAGCTGTGTGGACAGTTTGTGCGCTGCGTCCTGCCGTTGGTTGGCAATATGCTCATGCAGCACTGCGACCTTGATGCGGGCTTTCTCTCTGCGCCTGCTCCCCTTTGATTTTCGGGAGAGTTGCCGCTGGAGACGCGCCAGCTTCTTTTCGGACTTCGCAAGGTACTTGTGGTTCGGGTATGAAACGCCGTCGGAGGTGACAGCAAAAGCCTTGACGCCCACGTCGATACCGACTGCCGCGCCGGTGGGCGGCATAGATTTAGTCTCTACATCGGCACAGCAGATAGACACGAAATACTTACCGCCGGGGTTTTGACTGACGGCAGCGGAGAGGATACGTCCCTTGACCGCTTTGCTGATGCGGCATTTTACAAGGCCGAGCTTGGGAAGCTGCACCGCCTTGTCCAGCACCTTGATATTTGTCCCTACGCACTTGCTCTTGTAGCTCTGCCGGTGGTCATGTTTGCTCTTGAATCGGGGATAGCCCGGCTTATCGCCGTGTTTCACACGGCGGAAGAAGTTTTGAAAGGCCGCGTCCAGGTCTTGAAGGGTTGCCTGCAAAGATGTGGAATCCACTTCCTTCAACCACGGCAATTCCCGCTTGAGCATCGTGAGGCTTTTGTCTTGCTGGAACCGCGTGGGAGATGTTCCTGTTTCTCTGTACTGCTCCTGCCTTTGGGCGAGAAAGTGGTTGAACACATACCGGCAGCAACCAAAATTCCGGGATATTTGCGCTCTCTGCACAGCGGTAGGATACAAACGAAACTTGTAGGAATATTCCACTATCTCACCTCGCTTTCAGACGTTTTTCTGATTCTCTATGTACTGCATTTTTGTTGCTTTTATATTTCATAGCAACGTTATACTACAAGCGCAAAACTATTGCAATATTTTGCGGAAAACATTGTGCCTTATATCCCCATGTCTAAAGGCAGGGGCTTTACGGCACGTTCCGGTAAGCGGCACCATCATATCCTATGATAACCGGCCTCAGTTTCTTCTTGCCGGGTTCGTCATCATATGCGACAATTGCCCAATATATATCCCACTTCTCATATTTAGGTATTCGTCGGGCGATCTCCCTCTTTCCAGTCCGCAGGAAGTATCAGGGTGCCGTCTTTATCGTGATACCCAACGGTTTGCAGAATGTCAGCAGGCTTCACGATTCTTATCGGTTCCTTTTTTTTAAAGCACTCTTTTATGAGAGCTTTGCTTATAATGCCGTTTCGTCCTTCTTTCTGAATTGTTATATCCCACGGTTCGCCCTTCTCATGGCTCAAATCCGTTAGGCCCACGGCGCTGTATTTTTCGTAGGACGCCATCACTGCGGACAGCAATTCTATTTCTTCGGAATCAAAGACCGAAAGAGAAAAGTCGGGAGATACCTCGGTGATCGCCGCACCTTTATATTTCTTATATTTTTGATATATGGCGGGTATCACGGGGCCAAAGTCCCACGCCTCAAAATCTGCTTCAAAAAGCGGCTTGCCAGATGTAGCCAAACACCACGCCTGTGCATAAAACATAAGCTTGTTCAGCCGGAGGTTGCTCATAAAAGATTCTTCTTCGTTCATTCCCATGGCTATAAAGTAATTAGCCACAGCCTCGGTTTTATTCATGCTTGCACCTCCTTATACCCAAATAAACCCCGCAATTCCCTGGGCTCAATTACATTATATTCGGGTGAAACCACCGATGTCAACATCATACATAGTATGTTCACATCATTGTTGGTGCGGATAGGATTGCAACTGTCAGAACAGCCGGACAGCGGCGATAGAGGGGGGATTAGCCCCTCTATGCGTTATATGCGGCCCATTTCGTGCTGTCCGCATGGGGCTTATATACCGCGGACTTGATATGCTGGGAAATACACCTCCAGGCCTTGCCATCATGGGTGACTATGGTATCCTCTGTTATTACCGTGCCGTCCTCAATATCGATCCACGCCGGATAACTGACCTGCGGTATCTCCCAGTAAACGCCTATATTGGCCGTGTCTGCGGGGTCTTTGCCACGGCTGTATCTCAGCGCCACATACCCGCCCTCCACGGTATCGCCGGTAGTGTAATGCGTTTGGGCGTTCCACGGCGCACCGGGCGAGGGGGGACTCACGAGCCCCTCCCGAGCCGCGATGAGTATTTCGGACACTTCGGAACGGGCTTCAGCGAGCTCCGCCTGTGCCGTTGCGATAGCGGCAGTTCCCGCAAATTCCTCGTATTTTACAGTTTCCTTGCCTTCCCACTCGGGGAAGCCCTCTATATGAAAAAAAGCATCGTCTATGACAATGCCATGCGCGTTTGCCTCATCGGTGAGGCAGGGGATGTCATTGGCTTGAGGCCGGCAGAAGTGCAGTTTGTCTACCACCGCCACCACTTCATTTTCTTTAATTATGCGATACACGATTTTATCTCCTCTCTGAATAGATATTTAAAGTATCGGGTCATGTTGAATACCGCCCAGTATGCTCGGCTGCGTATCATACCGCCGCGCCATGACGCCACAGCGTTTTCCACGTCCCGATATGTCATGCGCTGCTCGGATACCCAACGGCGGAATACTCGCAGTTTGCGGCGCATACGTGAGATACCCTTGCGGTTAGGCTTGCGGATTACCGCGCCGCTATCGGTCAGCCTGAAGCGTATCTTCAAAAACTTAAACCCTTTGGTCAGTTTTATAATCTTTGTTTTCCTGTCACTTATGGTTATACCCAACTCAGCACAAAAAGCCTGTATTCGGATAAGGCACTCTTTTAGGTATTCCTTATCCTCGTGTATAAGGTAGCTGTCGTCCATATATCGGCCATAACCCTTTATGCGAAGCTGCTCCTTTATAAAGTGATCCAGCCTGTTAGGTGTAGCGATAGCTATGGTCTGAGAGGGCATAGCTCCCAACCCTACGCCGTGGTCGCCGTAGCAGGTCAGGTGCGCCTTAGCTAAAGCGTTGAGGCGCGGGTCGAATATATTCCGGTCTATCTCCCGGAAAGCCGTGGCGTGGCAAAGGCTGCCAAAGAAATCTTTGAAATCAATTTGCAGGATATATCCACTGGCGCCGTGCTTGCGGTAGTGCCGGTGCAGGTGGGCGTCAAGACGGTTCAGGGAAAAATCCATGCCCTTTCCCTTTTGACTGGCGCTGTTGTCGTATATCCATGTAGGGGACATCTGGGGAACCATGCAGTGGTCGCAAAGACACCGCTGCACCACCCGGTCGCTTATGTGGGAGGCTTGTATCTTTCGGGGCTTGCCCCTTTCGTTGATGTGGAACACGGTAAACCCGCGGTGCTTATACTTACCGCTTAACAGCCGCTTTTTCGTGTTGTGAATATTCAGCATAGCGTTAGCCTTGTACACTTGGGTGCTGGCTTTCCACATAACGCCACGGCAGCATAGCCTATATGCCTCATACAAATTGTCAAAAGTGAACACATCTTCAAAGGCCCGCTGGCGCTCCTGCCTCTTGGCAAGCCGCCGGGCCTTTCGTCTTTGATATCTTACCTCCCGCCTTTCTTCGCTTGTCATCATGTCTCCTTTTAGAAATAACCGCCGTACAGCCGTATTGTAGGGTGCGATTCAGGCTGCGTATGACAACGACAATGAAAATGGTTACGCACCTACCCATCCATGCAAGCAGCGTCCTGTCGGTCATAGCGACGGTTCCATTTATGCCGTTTCCGGCAATGGTCCTGTTCCCCTTATTTAAGGCACTGATTTCGCCAAAGCTACTTTGTCGGGCCAATCATAAATAATCCCAGCGCCACGCCAAGCTCAGTGTTGGCATTATTATTGGTAGCGGCCCCGGCGGCGGACACCGCGCAGAAATTATTGTTGTTACTGGAGTACGGAGAGCGCGACCACCAATCCGGGCTTATGCAGAACAGAACCGAAACTTGATTACTACATAATATATCCTGCCTTTCTGTATCTCTCGATCTCGGCCTTTCTCGTGGCTACGAGAAGAGTTGCCTCCTTTTCTACCATGCCTATCCACACATCCCAGTTCGGGGCTTTTCCCGCTTCAAACTGTACGTATTTCTTGGCAATGTGGATCTTGGAATACAACGCTTGTATATCACATATCGCCTTTGTGAGATAATCCAGCCGCATTTGTGCATCGTGGGAGTTGTTGACAAATATGCTGTTCGCCGACTTTGCATTGGTGTGACATTCGGCTGCTAATTTGTATATCTCCGCCGCGATAAAAAGCCGGGCGTGCTTAGGGAAATTCCCGGTACACCGCTGGTGGGTATATCCTTCCAGATCAAAAGCCCCGTTCAGAAATTCCATTGAGCTTTCACTACGCTTGGATTTCGGCACTGACATCTGGAACCTCCAATTTTAAAATTTTTTTCTGCGCCGCCCCTAAATGGGGCGGCGATTACTGGATACGGGGATTATAGGCAAAAGCCCAGCGCCACGCCAAGCTCAGTGCTGGCATAATAATAGGTAGCGGCCCCGGCGGCGGACACCGCGCAGAAACTATTGCTGATACTGGAGTACGGAGAGCGCGACCACCAATCCGCTGCGGCTGCTCCTACTTTTTTTATTCTACTACTATTTGTCGTAAAAAGCGAGTATTGCGTTCCCTCGCCGGGAACGGAGTTGCCGGAGGAGCCCATGACTTCGATAAGCGCAGGTATCCAACATCTGTCCTGAGAGGTAATGATATTGGTTGACTGGTTACCGGCAGAAGCCCGCTTATTTACTGTCTTAATACCTATGTCGCTCTTGAGTATATCCGGGAAGGTGGCCAGAAATGCCGGCATGTTTGTTTTTCGCATTTTTGAATCATTCCAGCCGCCCACATTTGTCCAGTTATCATTCATTTTATATTTGGTTCCAAGGCAGTCCTTTGTGATAAAGGAAATGGCGGCTTTCCCGCCCCCGTTCGCTTTATCATCGTGCTTGAAGCCTGCAATCTGAGGATATACTGTTTCGCCTGTGCTGAGAGTCAACGGGCAGGTATCACCAACGCTCCAAAACTTTGAAACGTCCTCGCCTGAGTTGGCAATACCCACAACCTGTTCCCACGAGCAGGAGGACAGCGGGGATTTTGTACTGAAAAGCGTCCACACGCCGTTGACGCCTATGTACGCATTGCTATACTCCCAGGCAGAGCCGTTGTACTGCATAACAACGCCCGGAGTGAGTATCAGCGTCTGGTCGCCGGCTATCGACAGGGTATACCCGCCGCCGTCTACCGTGTGTATCCAAATATCGCCGGACTCAGGCGAGGCAGGCGGCCCATACGAGAATGTCCACTTGCTGCAATCCCGGGAGGTCAGCACGACCACCTGATTGTTTACAACGGCAGCAGGAAGCTGCTGCGCGATCTGCACATCGAAAACAACGCCTCCGACTTTAACGCTATACGGGAAAAAACTCAATAAACTCATATTTACCTCCTTTTAATTTACTATAAGTATTTTTATAGGGATATTTACGGCGGGAACCTCGCCGTCCGCAGTTATGGTAATACTGCCGGTCCCTTGGCCGGTCTTGAACAGATTTGCGTTTGCAGCGGCGGTGCGCTGCTCAAGGGTGGCAGTACTTGCCAGTGATATATTGCCTTTGCTGCTGGCGGTTACGCCTGTGAGCCCTGTTACCGTTATGACGCCGTTGGACCAGCCGGAGGCCGCAAGTGTGGCGGATAGCTCCTTAGCCGGGGCAGCGGCCCCTATATCCGAGGGGGTCAGCGCATCATTGCCACCTACCTTGTGGTTATCCTTATGTGTGCTGGCAGCAGCGCCTATGTCTGCGGCAGTGAGTGCGTCCGCACCTCCTGTTTTATGGGCGTCCTTGTGATTTTTCGCTGCGTAAACGTTTTGCAACGCCGTACTTATTGCGGTCTTTACGGCACTCCATAACACATATTTGCTGCGGCTGCCTGCTGCCACTGATACATCGCCAACGACTATCCTATCATCATCGGCAAGCGCATCTATCGCTCCAAGGGATTCCAGTGTGGTTTTGGTTACGTCTGCGCCGTTCGCCACGTTAAGCAGACTGCGCACATCCGATGCGGACAGGTCGGCGGGGGCTCCGGCTTCAGCGCCCTTATTTCCTTTAAGGGTCTTTGCAGCCATGGATGCGAGTTTCGCATTGGTAACGGCGTTGGCGTCTATTTCTACGGTGCCTACGCTATCCTTCCATGCGAGATTCTTGAAAGATGCGTACCACTTGGCAATCTTTCCAAACATAACGGCCAGCTTCTCGCCGGTCGCTATATTAGTTTTAGCCGACGCCATAGCAAAGGCAACGGTGAGATCACCGCCGCTACCGGCCTTGCCCAGTTTATTGTTGTCGAGATCCTTGATGTTGTCGATAAATGATTGATGGTCCTTGTTGGTGTAGGCACGGTACACCTGAGTGCCCTCCGCCCATATACGGGCAGTGCCGCCTACGCCCCTTATGCAGTCGGCAAGGGTATTGTTGGATATACTGGTGTACAGCACCACCTCCGCATTGTCGCCGGTTCCCAAGGTTGCAAGGTTAGGCCCTGCGGGTAGTTTGGCCGCGTCGGCAACGGCGATTGATGTGTCGCTTGCGGTAATGGTAGCTGTAAGAGTGGTTTTCGGGCTGTTGTCTATGCCCGGATACATTATTGACTGTGCCATTAGTAGGTACCACCTCCTCGTGATTGTACAAACCCCTTGATGGCGAGGTCTATCGTTACATAAGCGAGGTCATTGGGCCGCACTTCTACCGACAGCCATGAGCCGCGGGGTATTTGGTTTTTGTCGTTGAGCAGGTATTCCGATATGTCCAGCTCAATACTTCGGTTCATGCTTGCCTTCAATTTGCCGTTCACATATATATCCGCCCTCGTGGGATAACCAAACTCAAATATGCCCTGCGTGATATCGTGCGTATGGTCGGGCAGGGAAATGGTGTGAGTGTGGCTGGGTATATTGAATCTATGGGTATGGCTGGGTATTTGAAAACTGTGGTTGTGCTCGGGGACGTTAAAACTATGACTGTGTTCGGGAACATTAAAGTTATGGGTATGCGGTGGCACATAAAATGTATGAGTGTGCCTCGACATATTGATCTCATGCGTATGGCCCATGTGATGAACGTGTTTTGAAATGGGCTTGGTATACGAATGAGAATGTGAGGCGCCTCCAACGGTAGCTGCGCCCGTTGTAGCACCCTCTCCAACCTGTCCCTCGGCTTGTTTTGTATACGCGCTTGGACTTATGCCTGATGTTGTTGCGGACTGTATTCCTCCTGAATTTGTCGTTTCATTTACTGAACCGCCGCTTGCCGTGCTTTTTGAAGTGCCACCGCCGCTTGCCGTGCTTTTCGAAACTCCTCCTCCGTTGGAAGTCGAAGTAGCAGTCCCACCACCACTATTACTGGTAGACTGACTCCCACCGCCCGATGAACTGGTTCTCGTGATGGCGCCACCACCACCTGTGGCTTTGGAGTAGGAGCGAAAACTGTCGAGGGTTATCTTTGCATTTACAAAATTGATGATCCGCATATCGGTTGGGATGAAGAACCTCAGTATGGCGCCCTTTTGAGATGAGGCGTTGGCTTGTATAGACTGGGCGTATATCTGGGTCGCACCCTGAGAATAAACCGTTTCTATGCGCTGCCTGTCGGCAAGGTCGGCAAGGCTGCTGGCTATATCTGTGGGCTTATTAGCTATGACCACGTTCGCATTGCCGGCCACGTCGCGGTTTCGCTCTATGGCGGTGATATAGCTTTTAAAATCCCCGTCGGGATATTCCTCATCCATGACTTTCACTATGCGCCCGATCTCAATCCTGTCGGTGTCATCGTGGGTTATTTGATAAATATCGGATACGCTGACCTTGGCGGTGAGCTTTGGTTCCTGCAATTCATCTAATATCACCTGCGCCCGTTCTTTCAGGGAATCGGGATTTTCAAAACGCCTGTCCACCCAGTACCGCTCAATGAGCCCGTATCTGTCGATATAGCTCTGAGGGCTTTGCAGATACGGAATGCCATTATTGACGTCTTTTATGGTAAGCTGATTTATACCCTCTCCATATCCCAGCGGGTAGATACGGGTGATGATGCCAGCAGAATCGCTGGGCATCTCCATTGACATGAGATTTCGACCGCCACGGATAAAAAATTGAGGCTCTGCCGCAGTATCTATTTTTTTCAGCGATATTTCCCACGGATACTTAGTCGTATTGAGCTTCCAGATATAGGGGTCGCTGAATCTGTTCGGCACACTCCATAGCGCATTGAGAACTGTCTCATTGCTCCACGCATATTCAAACTGCCGTTGAAAATCGCACTCCCCGAGCTGCCAATGTTTGGTCTTCTGAAACGACAGGACGTATTCGAGCACCTCTACGGTGTATACGCCGATGTTGCCAATGATGTGGTATCCCGGCATGACACTATCCGCCAACGTTGCAAGGACGTGCTCACACTCATAGACCTTATCGGTAATGTGCTTTTTTGTGCGTGTGCTCTTTATGATGCGATATAGTTCGCCCGTTTCCCCGGTTTCGTCACTTATCCAACGTACATAGTGGAATGGTTGGCAGTAGCGCGATTTTTCATCGGTGCAGGGTAGGGTGAATTTCATAGTACCCACGTCGTTCAATACTTCCTTTTCGCTTACGCTATGGGAATTTTGCAGATATGCAGTGCGAAGACGGGATAGGTTCAAGACCTCTACCATAGCTACAACCACCTTTCAGTGTAGAGTATCGAGGATTCGATAGCCCCGGCTGTGCCTGTGGATATAACGACGGAGCGCACCTTGCGATCCAGCTCACACCAGCGGCCGGAATGCCGTGCCACAATATTCTCTCCGTCGAGGAGAACGATAAGATTTTCACTGTCAACAACCAGGGTTTGTCCCGGGGATAAGGAAATATCCACATCTATCTCGAGAATATCCGTCGCTTCGGCTGAGCATACAGCCGAAACCATCTCATACATACCGTGGGGAGACGCGGATATTTGGGCGCCGACGGCAAGGATTCCGTCAATAGTCTCGTTCGCGGCGGTTTCCAGCCGGAACCTTGCGCCCAACGCAGCAATAGCATCTATGACCTCCGCAACGTCATTGACCGCGTATATGGTCGCGCCCAGTCTGGTATTTCCCGAAACTATCTCCGCTGGCGCCGACATGAGCATTACACTGCCGATTGCCGAACACTCGGAATCTAATTCTTCCGCCATATATGTGCTCAGCGTTACACCGGCGGTACCCATTGCCTCGGCCGTTATGAGCTCTGCGGCGTTGGTTTGTATGTATGCGAGTATCGCCACCCCGAAATAGCCCGATATGGTTTCAAATGCGTCCGTGGTGAGAAAGACAGTCGCATCATCGACGGCTGTATTAAAGCTGCTTTGGTTAAAAGTTCGCTGATTATACACCGGGTATCACCACCTTAGTTGATGGTGAAATTGAGGGTGGACGGAACATATATGACCTGACGGCCTGCGGACATGGTTACCTGCTTGGAAGCAGCGTCTATTATGTAGGGCTCTCCGTTGGATTCCGCATCATACACCGCAATATGAGTAAGCTCACCCCATGGGCCGGAGGCCACGGGAGTTTCTATTCTCGCGCTGTTTGTTATAAGACAAGCGCCTCCTGACTGTTGGGCAGGGGCCGAGAATACAAATGCTGTCCTGGCGTATGAATTGCCAGAAAATTCCGAACCGCCGCTTTCAGGAGAACCGTTGCAAAGCGCAAGGTATGGAGAAAATCCTGAGCAGCTCACACCGCGGCAGATATTCATGCACTTGATTTTGTATGCATTGGCCATCTTGCCGCTCCATATCCACTTAACCGCCCCAGCGCGGACAACGGGAGCAATGCCGGCGCTGATATTCAGCACTTCCTCCAGCCTGCCATAAAGGTACATATTACCGCCCGTGAGCGAATCCATTATAGCGACATAGGTGACGTTGCCAACGGATACGGATGATTCTGCAAAGGTGAGTGCGGCCGTATTCTGCATTGCGTACCCATTGCCGGATGCGGCAGGCGCCGAGAAGGTGATGGGCTGCCGGGCATACCCGGAATATGAGACCTCTGTACCCGCGCCATCGTCGCCGGGGTCGTTCAGATATAGGGCGAGATACATGGTCTCAGGGGCCGAGGCGCTTATGCCCCGGGCAAGGTTAAGCATTATTTCCTCAAAATGGTTGGTTGCGTACATTACTGATAAGTCTCCTTTCTGCGGGTGATGGTGATGTGGATCCCTGATATTGTCGTGCTGCCAACGTTCTTTATCTGCAATCGGGCAGGCGCCGGGGCGGTGCCGATATATGAGGGTGAATAGTCCCTTTCAAACTCGGCCGCTATTGTAGCCCCATACGCAAACGGGTCGCAAATAAAAGAAAGCTCAAATTTTCTCATACTGGATAGCACTTTGTACGCCCTGCCGGGATCGTATATACGGCCTATATAATACTTATCCGGCTCATCCCAAAACGCGATCTTCGTTTTTTCCGACATCGTATAAACAAGCTCCCTGACCTGTGACTGGGTAGGGAGCCGTATAGAGCCGCACTTTATATCCAGTGATATTTCATCCCGCCATTTCGCGCCATAGTCGTAAGCGCCACTCCTGTTGGGGAGTTCCACCTTGCGGGGACGCAGCTTCGGCAGGAATGGCCTGTTGATTTCTTCAATAATGATGCCGTATTCCTGCTTTAGGTCTACACCGCCTATGGTCATACTGTAATCAAGCATTATAGCCACCCCTTGTATCTGAGTATTCGTTCAAGTTCGTCAGTGATTTCCTCGCCGAGATCGCGCGCTGTTTCCGCGCTGTCTTCGGGGTTTCCTTTCACCGTGACGTTAATCTGTTCCACCACAAACTGACGGCCGTTATTGTATGTGGTATGGTTGGTTACTGGACCAGCGGGCATGGTATCGTCTATCCCGGATATTATATCGGGTATCCGGTTGTTGATGTTGACGTCTAATGCCTGATCTACCACGCCCTGCAATGCAGCAGCTACTTGTGCCGCCTTGCTCTTGGCGCCCAAAATCATGCCCTCGTCTATGTCCTCAAATAGCTTTTTGGTCTTTCTGGACGGCGAATGGCTGTCAGCCGCCGAGCGGGCTGCGGATATTGCGTTGTTAACTATACCGCGGATTGTGGAGAAAAGGCTGGAGGAGCGAGAATTGAGGCCGGAGATCATGCCGTCAATCATGGAATTACCAACCGTGGTCATATCGCCGGGTAGCGGGGCTGTGGTGCTGTTAACCGTTATCCTGAGATTTTCAAGGATGGAGCGAGTCTTGCCGTTGATTTGCTCGTATTTTTCTACAAACCGCTTGACAGCATCATCCGCGGCCTTTTCCGTCTTCTCTACGATGGTTTGGGCCATAGAGTCCACGGTGGATTCCAATTCGGGATTTTTAGCCTTTATGCCCTCGCTCATACCCGTGGGAATTCCCTGGCCGATTTCGTCCATCACCTGTGACGGAGAGTGGCTGTCGAGCACTTTTCGTACCGTATCTACAACGGTCTGTCCAAGTGCCGCAGACGCGCTTTCTACCTGCCCGGCATTCTCGCTTATGCCGGTAGAAAGTCCTTCGGCTGCATCCTTGCCAGCCGTTTCAAGAGTGATGCCCACATTTGAAAAAGCTGTATCTACGGCTTGCAGAAACGGTGTGAAGTCAACGTTTGAGGCATTGGTTATCTCCTGAACGGTCTCCTTATAGCAGACAGCTATATTTTGTAGGTTCTCCGTCGCGTTTATTTCCAACTGGGCAAAGGCGTCGGCTACCGGGGCCTGAGCTTCGCGCATCCCCTGAAAATCGCCTACTATGGATTCTGCGGCGGATTTACCTTCGCTGGCCAGTGCCGCCAGAACAGCGGCGGATTCGGTAGAACCGTCGAGGAAGTATTTGAGAAATTCCTCCATGCCCTCGATGCCATAGGAGCGGACGGTTTCCAGATTGGCGTGGTAATCAGACCAGTACTCTTTTTGAGATTGGAGCGCCTCTCGCAACGTCTTGGTGCTTATATCGGCCTTGACTTCCGCCATGTCCCATAGTTCAAACTGGCCCTCAATGGATTTGAGAGCGGCGTCATACGCCTGCTGGTAAGCCAGAGCAAGAGCGTTCAGTTCCAGGGACAGGGCTTGCGCTACCTCCGTTCCTACTTCCGCCATGCTCCTGCTTTCGTCCGAAACGCCAGCCATAGTTTTGTTCAGCTCATCGAGAGAACTGGTTATTTCGTCATACGCTGTTTGGGATTCTTCGAGGCGTGCTTTTGATTCCTCCAGATTAAGGGTGGCGTTTTCCAGTTCGACCCCCAACGTGCCTATGGAGGCTGTATACGCAAGGCTTCCGGGTATAGCGTTGCCGACCGCCTCGTTGTGCCGTTCCTGCACGTCATTGTATCGTTGCTGTGCAGCCTCTACTTCCGCCTTGGCTTTTGCGAGCGCTTCTTCTGCCTTTATTTCCTGCTCTATCAATTCCATACGCCGCTCAATGCGCTCGTTATTCTCAAACCGCTTATTTTCGGCTTCTATCGCTGCCTTTATTGCTTTGGTGGAAAGATTGAGCTCGCCGGTATACCTGTTATACGATAATCCCAATGATGGGATACGCTGGTTCAGCACGTCAACTATACCCAATATCTCCTGATGCGCAGCCGCAGTTTTGGTGCTCTGTGAGGTGAGTTCCTGCAACCGCTTTAAGAGGTTGGTGTTGACTGAGGCGTTGCTTTTTATTTTTGACTCGGAATCATTGTATGCTGCAATAACCTGCTTGCTCGATTCCACAAACTGCGCGTGGGCCGTCCTGACTTCCGCCATGGTCGTTTTACTGGCCTCGTATGCGGCGGTCTGTGCTTCGATCCTGGCCTTCAAATCCTGAGCGACTTCGGATTCTGCCTGTCCTGTCGCAACGAGCCGCTCATGCTCTGCCCTAAGCTGCTGTATCTCCGCATATTGCAATTGGGAAGCAGAGGAAAGGTCCAGCAATTCATTTCTGGTCTTTGGTATAGCAAGCCCAAGAGTGGCTATCGCGCCGCCCAGCGCGGCTACTCCTGCGACGGCCAACAAGACGGGGTTGGCAAGTGTTGCGCCTATCAGCGCTTTAAAGGAAACGATTAGGGGAATGACAAACTTAATCGTCAAAGCCAACGTACTTAAGGCAGCTATGAAGGAGATCAATCCCACTATTATCGCAGCTATAAGAGGGGTGACTCCTTCAAATTTGTTTATGAGGTCCGCAATACCGTTAACGATCTTTGCCACGCCATCGTAAAAGGCGCCGAGCACAGGCGTCATCTTATCGCCTATGGCTATCCTCAGATTGGAAAAAGAGTTCTCCATTAGCTGGAGCCGACTCTCGGTGGTGCCGTATCGCAAACTCGCTTCCGTGACCAGTGCGGTATTTTCCCGCCACGCCGCGTTTGCCGTATTGATGGAATTCGTGAGTAGCCCGGTCTTATCCTCCGCGTTGGCAAGGGAGGTTATCATGGTTACCATGCGCGATTCCGTAATGCCGAGATCCTTCAGCACTACGACAGCACTCTGATCCAGATGATTCAGGTTGCGGATAAAAGTCAGAAGCGCAGATGAGGCGTCCTGTGCCCATAACTGCGAAAGTTCCTTCGTGGAAAGGCCACAGGCTTTAGCCCACTTATCAAGATCATCGCCTGTCTCAACAGCGGTCTTCATCTGATTGATGAGTTTGCTCATAGATGTACCGCCGGCAGCGGTCTCTATGCCGACCGAGGTAACAGCCGCGGAGAGCGCGAGCATCTGCGATTCCGTAAGCCCGGCATTGGTGCCGGCAGCGGCAATGTTCTGGGCCATGTCCACTATGCGCCGCTCGTTTGTGGCAAAACTGTTGCCCAGAGCGACTATAACGGAGCCAAGGTTGCTGAAAAACGAGGTGTCCATGCCCGTGACGGCAGTAAACTGCGCCAGCATAGTTGCAGCTTCCTCGGATGTCAGATTGGTGGCTACACCGAGGTTTGCCATTACCTCCGTAAAGGGGAGGAGGCTGTCTTTTGCTATGCCGAGCTGTCCGGCCACCTCTGCGATACCGGCAAGTTCGGTGGCCGCGAGGGGGATCTCGGTGGACATCTGCTTGATGCTTTCACCCATAGCGGTCAGTTCGTCCGTAGTAAGATCCGTTGTTTTGGCAACGCCTGCCATGGCGCTCTCAAATTCAATGGACTCTTCAACGCACGCTTTGAGCTCTTCCGCGATCTTCTTGAGCGCCGCGGTGATTCCAGCCGCCGTTAGTGCCTGGGATAGCTCACCCACTTCGCTGCCGGCTTCTTTTGCTTCCTTGCCGAATTCGTCTATGGATTTAGCGCATTTGTCGGCGCTTTTTTCGGCTTCATCGAGATAACCCTTGTTTTTCTTTATCTCTGAATCAAGCTTATTAAGCTCAACCGTGGCATCGTTTACCTTTATCTGCCAAGCATCGGTGCTGCGCTTTGCTGCATCCAGTTTTGCCTCATTGTCGGCTAACTCATTATTGAGTTTCTCGTTTTCAATGATAAGCTCACCGGCAGCCTTGGCGGCGCCGCCGGTCTTTTCTTCCAGTTCGGCCATCTTAGCGTTGGCAGCCTCTATCTTGGCCTTAAGTTCTGCTTGTGCTTCGCTGGTATCGTTGGCCGATCGTTGCAGTTTCTTAAGCTCTGCTTCGTCCTCTGTGACTATCTTCTTTTGTGCGGCCCATTCCTGCCCCGCTTTGCGGTTGGCGTCGTTCATCTGCTCAAGGGATTTTTTATTCTCCTCAATCTGAGCTTTGAGCCTTTCGATTTTGCCCTTATAATCGTCTACGGCCTTTTGTGCATTCTGCATAGCCGATTTACACTCATCGACCTTCTTTCTCTGGGCCTCATATAGATTGTTGAGAGCCTCGCCTTTGGCCGTTAATGCTGCCATGCTGTTGGCCTGTCCCTTAAATTCGCTCTCCGTGAGCTTAAGGGCTGATTGCAGGACCTTTAGTTCTCTGTTTATATTGGCTACCGAGGATTGGTATTGGGCTTCACCCTCGATAGCCACTTTGGTTGATATATAGCGTGTTGCCAATACCTACACCTCCCGTAAGGGCGGCAAGCCGCCGAGGTTAATGCTTTTTATGGTTTGGCAAAGGGATCACCTGAGTAGAATCACTGATTTCGGTAGGCAGCACCGTCTTTTTCATCTGCTTAAAAAATGTGGTCGCCTGAGACAGTATGAAGATGAGCACGTCTGAGGCGTCGGAGAAATTATCATCCCTGCCCTGGAATATCTGTGAGTATGCGCCGTCGCCCAAAAGCTGGTCGATGGCCATCTTTATTTTTTCAAAGGCGTAGTCTTTGGTAATCTCGCCTTTGATGAGCTTTTCGCTCAAACCGGTGAACTCCTCGCCCATGTTTTTTATCTTGTCGCTGTAATCGGAATCGCACCTCACGGTAAAGGTGCAGGTCGGGAAATCAAGGGTAAGATCGTAGTCTTTGAAACTGAATTGTGCCATGGTGTAAATCCTCCTTTTTATTCTTTGTTTGTTGCCTCGGATGACATCATGCGGCTATGAGTTTGTACCATCTCATAAAAAATGCCGGGATTCATTAGATAGAATTCCCGGCGTGACAGGTGCAATATAGCTGCTGCGATGTAGTTCAGATATGCTCGTCGGCTTTTGCCTCTGTTTTTTTTTGCTCAAGCGCTTGAAGTCCAACATCTACCTCCTTCGCAGCAGCGGCATTATCGCGCCCATACCCCGCGCTTATTGCGTATACCACGGAAGCCTTGAATGCTTCGTAGTCAACCGGGTTGAGATGAAAGTTAAGTTCGCTCTCTTCCAGCATAGGCGACGGGTCGTGACCGATATATCTGCGCGCGAGTTCGCCGTCCTGCGCCATGAGCAGACCTAAGTGCTTTGTTACTTCAAAGCCCCCTTTAGTATCTTCCTGCATATAGGTAAGCGCGGTACTCACGTCACCGTACTTTTCAATGACCTCAAACATAACGCCTACCGAGTAATTCAGATATATTTCCCTACCATTAAAGGTGCATTTGACCATTCTATCCATGTGACTGCCTCCATATTGCCGTTTTGACCGTTTGCAAACGCTTTTCCAGACATTAAAAGCCCGGGGTATGGTGTAACCTTACCACCGGGCTAAAGTCGCTTAGGCGCCGAATATGACCACTATATCGTGATTCTCTGCCACGTTGGCCAGCGTGTAAGTGCCGGTGCCTCCGGTAATGGCACTTTTCTTATCAACGCCGTTATCGTAGGCGGCGCTGACGCTATCGTAGCCGGTAATGAGCAGTTCAAAGGTATTGCCTGCCGGTACAAAGCACTTACCCTCGCAGTCCACGTACTTGCTTGCGCTCTTATTCTGTGCCTGCACATCAATGGTATAGTACGTAGCGATACCCAGTTTGCCGGCGCACCATGCGTAAGCGTCGGATTCGTTGGTAAACGGCTCACTCTCTATTTCGATGTTGTCCGTGTTGGTGAACATGGCCTTCATGGAGATGGAGGTGGTGCCGAATTCGATAGTTTTGCCACGGGTGTTGTAGGTCTTAGCGCCTCGGGCCGCGCGCACTTTGGGGAAAAAGTGGCCGATATGCACCTGCTGACCGGCACGCATGGCGGTATGGTAGAAAGCATAGCCGCCATAGGGAGCTACATCGCCGCGCTTAAATACGATGTCGTTGCCACGCATGTGAGCGCCGTAGAGGATCAGCGAGTTTTGGAGTATCAGGTCATCGGTCTCGAGGGCGATATCCTCATCTGTTATTTCGGACAGATATTCCGCCGTGGAGTTGTCGGCGGGCAGGTCGCCCTCAGCGTTATTAGGGGTCACTACGCAGCTTACCAGTTTGCCGATAATTATACCGGCGCCGTAGGTAGGATCTGCCGCAGCGGGTTCAACGCCCTGAAAAGGGGCGAATATGGGGCTTTTTGCGCCGTAGTTTGCCATTTTTCAAAAAATCCTTTCTCAAAAATTAGAGCCCGCGCGATGCGAGCCAGTCGAAAAACTCTTTCTCTCCGGCAGCGGTGGTTGCAGCTTCGCAATTGTTGTTGGCTCTGAGCATCCACTGCTGGCCGGGGATATTGCGGCCGGGTGCGCCGTACTCGTGGATGAAGGCGACCTCTGCATTCCGGGTTTCACCCCTGCTCCTGCCGCCACGATTGCGGTACCGGCTTCGACCGCTCTTGTTGCTGTGGTGTATGCCTTCGGGGGCTACCATGATATAGCCCCCGTCGTAAGTTATTCGTGGTGATTTTTTCTTGATGCTTTCGGACAGCGTGCCCATATTACGAGGAGCAGCGCGCTGTTGGGCCGCAGTTACCACGTCCGCCTGAGCATTCAGTATTTCTTTCATTACGCTTGACGGGATGCTTGCTATGGACTCGAATGCCGAAATGACATCGCCAATGCCACGCACCTCAAACTTAGCCATCTTTTATCACCCCCTGTGCCATCTGGCATTCGAATACTATGTCCTGAGCGTCGTTATCCGACAGATCTGTTACCTCGGGCCATGTTGCGCCGGCAGTAAAAAGCACCTGTTTGGTAGCCAAAATGCGGCTCGTGCTGTCCCAATTAAGAGGGCAGACAAGATGAACGAGTATATAACACAGTTCATGCTGGGGGCCATTATCGGCTAAATCCGTGGGCGATGTGTTTATCT